GCCGGCGTTGCCGCTGTTTGCCCAACTGCGACGCTACACGCTGGCGGTGATCGCCGCCGCTGAGACCGCCGCCGACTTCGCGGCTGTGCTGTTCACCGACGCTCCGGCCAACGGTGAGGCCCAGCCGCTCGAGCCGATGGACATCGTCGAACTCGAGAAGCGCATGGCCACGGTGCTGCCCGATGGCTGGCGTTTGGGCCAGATCGAAGCCCAGCAACCGGCCACCAGCTACGCCGAGTTCAAGCGGGAGATTCTCAACGAGATCGCGCGTTGCCTGAACCTGCCGTACAACATCGCCGCCTGCAATTCGTCGGGCTACAACTACGCCTCCGGTCGTCTGGACCACCAGACCTACTACAAGTCCATTCGTGTCGAGCAGGCCCACCTGGCTGAAGTCGTGCTCGACCGCATCTTTACCGCATGGGTCCGCGAAGCGTCGCTGACCCCGGACCTGAAGATGCTCCATCACGTCCGATCGCTTCCGCATCAGTGGTTCTTCGACGGCACCGAACACGTTGACCCGGCCAAGGAAGCCAACGCCCAGGCCACGCGATTGAGCAGCAACACCACCACGCTTGCGGCCGAGTATGCCCGTCAAGGCAAGGACTGGGAGACGGAACTGCGCCAGCGCGCAAAGGAACACACGCTGATGCGAGAGATCGGACTGACCGAGACGCCCGCACCTGCACAACTCACGGACGACGAAGACGAGGATGCCGACACGGATGTCGAACAGCAACAAGCAGCCTGAATACCTCAGTTTCCGGTGCCCGCTAACCATCGAGGCGGCGGACGATGCGGAGAAGAAGATGCCGCGCTTCCGCATGGTGGCTTACACCGGCGGCGTGATGCGGATCACCGGCTTCCCGCATCCGGTCGTCGTCGATCTGGAAGGCCTGGCCATCGAGCGACAGGACATCCCGGTCCGACTCGACCACAACCCGCGACAGGGCGTGGGCCACACGCAGCGGGTGGTGATCGAGAACGGCCAGGTCGTCGCCGAGGGCCTGGTCAGCCGCGACACATCGTGGGCGCGCGACGTAGCCAAGAGCGCCGTCAACGGCTTCCCCTGGCAGGCCAGCATCGGGGCTTCGGTGGTGGACGCCCAGTTCATCCCCAACGGCCAGGAAGTGACCGTCAACGGCCGCACCTTCCAAGGGCCGCTGCACGTGGTCCGCCAGGCCGTCCTCAAAGAGATCTCGTTCGTCGACAGCGGCGCGGACACCCAGACCAGCGCCCGCATCGCTGCCCAGGACACCCTTCAGCACACCCCGTCACAGGAGCAGACTTCCATGACCGCAACCGACATCCCCGCCCCCGGAAGCCCCGAAACCGCCGGAACCCCCGGAGCCACCGCCACGACCGACGCCGCAAAGCCCACCGACACGGCGGGAACCACGACCGTCGCCGAGCCGATCACGAACGACAACGACCCGAAGGTGCAGGAGCCGCAGAAGGCGGCCAGCACGGCGAAGCAGAGCGCGACGCGGGCCACGCCGCCGACCGTCAACGCCTCGGCCCACGCGCCCACCAACAACGATGATGAGCCGGACGACAACCCCGTCGTGCAGATGCGACAGCAGATCGCCACCGAGACGCGGCGCATCGAAGCCATCCGGAAGGTCTGCGCCGGCAAGTATCCCGACATCGAGGCCAAGGCGATCGAGGAAGGCTGGGACGAGACGCGCACGGAACTGCACGTGCTGCGCGCCTCCCGCCCGAAGATTCCCCCGTCTACCGCCGGCAGCCGGCCCGAACCGACCAGCCCGCAGGTCTTCGAGGCCGTGGCGATGATGGCCAGCGGCCTGCCCAACTCCCGGGTCGAAGCGATGTTCGCCGAGCCGGTGCTCGAAGCGGCCGACAAGCTGCGCGGCATGGGCATCCAGGAGTTCTGCGAACTGGCCTATGGCCAGCAACTGCCGCGCTTCCGCCGGGACGCCGCCGGTTGGCTGCAGGCCGCGTTCAGCACCACCACGCTTCCGGGCGTGCTCAGCAACATCGCCAACAAGATGCTGCTGGAGGGCTACAACTACATCGAGGACGCCTGGCGGAAGGTAGCGAAGATCGCCAGCGTCAACGACTTCAAGGAGCACAGCCGCTACCGCATGACCGGCGCGTTCAAGTTCGAGCAGGTCAGCGCGGACGGTGAGCTCAAGCACGGCAAGCTCGACGAGCAGAAGTTCGGGCAGAAGGCCGACACCCACGGGATCATGTTCGCCCTGACGCGGCAGATGATCATCAACGACGACCTCGGCGCGTTCACGGACATCCCTCGCCAGATCGGCATGGGTGCGGCCGAGTCGATCGCCGATGCGGTGTGGAGCCTGTGGCTGCGTAACCCCGTCCAAGCCGACGGCAAGGCGTTCTTCCACGCCGATCACGGCAACTACGCCGAAGGCGCGGACACCGCGCTCAGCGTTGACGGCCTGACCGACGCGGAAATCCAGTTCAGCCAGCAGACCAAGCCCAATGGCCGACCGCTGGGGATGCCGGCCAACATCCTGCTGGTTCCCACCGCGCTGAAGGTCGCCGCTGAGATGCTCATGAAGAGCACGCAGCTCAACGAGACCACGACCGCGAACAAGCCCAAGCCCTCGACGAACCCGCACGTGGGCAAGTTCGATGTGGTGTCCAGCGTGTACCTGTCCAACGTGTCGTTCAACGGCGCGTCGAGCAAGGCGTGGTATCTGCTGGCCGACCCCAACCGACTGCCCGCAATCGAAGTCGCGTTCCTCAACGGCGTGGATCGTCCGACCGTGGAGAAGACCGACGCCGACTTCAACACGCTGGGCATCCAGTTCCGCGGCTACATCGATTTCGGAGTCCGCGAACAGGACCACCGCGGCGCTTTGAAGATGAAGGGTGAGGCTTGAGCCTCGTCCCTTCCGGACCCAATCTCAACACCTGACCTGTAAAGGACAACGACTATGACTGCACGATTCATCCATGATGGCAACAGCATTGACTACACGCCCGCCCCCGGAAGTGACGTGAGCGCCGGAGACGTGATCGTCCAAGGCGACCTGGTCGGCATCGCCAAGCTTGACATCACTGGCGGCGCACTTGGCGCACTGGCGGTGACCGGCGTGTTCGACGTGCCCAAGACCACTGGCGTCGGCGAAGCCATCGCTGCCGGAGCAAAGGTCTACTGGGACGAGGCAGACAGCGTGGCCAAAGAAGACGCCGAAGCCGGCGCGAACAAGTACCTCGGCAAGACGGTACTCGCCGCTGGTGACGACGACGCCACCGTCCGCGTTCGCCTGGAGCAGTAGCCGATGAGCGACCTCCTTCGTGACGGTCTGAACTGGCTGGAGCAGCAGCGCACGGCACACATGACCAGCCCGGTGACATATCGCCGGGCTGGTTCCGGGGGTCAGGCCGACGCCGAAGTGCAGGCCACGTTCGGCAAGACCGATTACGAGGTCGCTGATGACTATTCCGGGGGCGGGGCCACGATTCGGACGCATGTGATCGACTTCCTGATCCTGGCCGGCGAGTTGGGATTCGAGCCACAGGCGAGCGATGTGATCGTCGCGGACGGACGCAAGTACGAGGTGATGGACCTGGCCGGCGAAGGTGCATGGCGCTGGTCCGACCCGTACCGCACAACCTTCCGCATTCACACCAAGGACATCGGACCCCCGGAGTAGACACATGACCGAATGCAGCCAGTTCGAGCATTGCCAGAAGCAGTTCGAGTCGCTCCACGAAAAGCTGGATCGACTCGACGAAGCGATTCGCGGCACGCCCGGCAACGGCACTCGGCCCGGCATCCTGGTCCGGCTCGACCGGCTGGAGCAGGACGCCAAGCGCCAGTCCAAGCTCATCTGGCTGATCATCGGTGCGGTCGTCACCGCATCGGCGTCCGGAGCGGTCGCCCTGATTACGGGATAGCACATGAGTCTCGTCACCGACATCGCGGACGCCGTCGCAGCGGAGATCAACGCTGCCGATCCCGGCACGTTCAGTCAGGCGTTCACCGCAGTGCGGAAGGTCGTTCCGGCTTACGAACTGGAGGAACTGACGGACCTGAAGGTGACGGTCGTGCCCAAGGCCGTGGAGATCACCGGATCGACCCGCAGCGCCAGCCAGTACGACATCACCGTCGACATCGGCATTCAGAGAAAGCTGCCCGCAACGCCGGAGATGGACGCTGAGGTCGAAACGCTGGGCACGCTGGTGGACCAGATCGCCGAGTACCTGCGTCGCCGCCCGCTCAGTGCCGCACCGTTCGCATCGTGGGTGAGCACCACCAACGACCCGGTCTACGCCCCCGAGCACCTGTTGGAGAAGCGCGTGTTCACCAGCGTGCTGACCCTGACCTACCGAGCCATGAAATGAGGCCCACATGAATAACGTCATCATGCGAAAACTCGTTCTGACCGCCGACTACCAGCCGCTGGCTGCGGAGCGCGTGGTCGGGTCGTTCACCATCAGCGCCCCGCCCAGCAACGAGAACGACGCGATCTTCCAGGGCGATGAGGGGGCCGACGTGCCCTGGGTGCCTGGCGAATGGCACGAGTTCAACCGCGTCAATCTGGCCGAGGTGAAGGTCAAGGGTACGCCCGGCGACATCGTCACCGTGGTTGGGGGGACGTGGTAATGCCCTACATCCAGGAACCCATCCCGGTCGTCAGCGAACCGCCCATGCGGGAGTGGTACATGCTGCAACTGCCGTGGTCCGGCGAGGTCAGCGAGATCAGGCGGCTCAACATGCCCGGTCTGCAGGAACTGTACTGCGACGGTAATCCGCTGACGGACCTGCCGTGGGATGAACTGCAGAACCTGTACTACCTCAGCGTTTACGACTGCGCGTTCGTCACGCTGGAACTGTGGCAGATGCCCAATCTGTATTCGTGCTACGCCGGCGACAACTACGACCTCGAAACCGTCGACGCGCACGACATGCCCAACCTCGGCGACATCGATGTGTACTACTGCCAGTCGCTGACGACGCTGGACATCTCCGGCTGCACGAACCTCGGCTACATCTACGCCTACGGCTGCGCATTCGACCAAGCGATGGTCGATCAGTTGCTCGCTGATCTCGTCGCCAACGGCACGACCGGCGGCTACCTGCGTATCAACAGCGGCAGCAGCGCGCCGCCGTCCGACCCCGACGGCCTGGCGCTCAAGGCTGTTTTGATCGACCGTGGCTGGAACATCTATCACAACTGACCTCAAGAAGGACCACCATGAAGGAAATCCAACCCACCACCGTGCAAGTGAAGCTCTCCGACGGGCACGAGGACGAGTTCGTCCTGGTCCACGATGGCGAGCAGATCATCGAGATGGTCGAGCCGAACAGCGGCAGGTTCGGCACGCCTCCGGGCCACACGATGCTGGCCGGGACGAAGGAAGAACTCGAAGCCGAGATCGCACGGCTGAATCTCAAGCCCAAGCGCCCGCGCCGGCCTATCGAGCGG